ACGATTTGATCGCGACAGCTCAGCAGACACGTAAGGATTGTGTTGTTGTAACATCTCCTGCAAGAAGTGATGTTGTAAATCAGTCAAACGTATCTACAATCATTAATAATGTTGTTTCAACAGCTGACACGTTTACTAATTCCTCCTATCTGGTTACGGATAACAACTACTTGAAAGTTTACGACAAGTACAACGATCAGTATATCTTTATCCCAGCAGCCTCCTCAACAGCAGGTATTATGGCTGCAACAGATCTCAATAGAGCACCTTGGTTCTCTCCAGCTGGAGCGAGAAGAGGTCAGTATCTTGGTGTAACATCAATACCATACTCACCAACGAAAGCACAAAGAGACACTCTGTATAAAGCAGGTGTTAATCCAATCGCTAATATACCTGGCGCAGGATTGATACTCTTTGGTGATAAGACAAATTTAGGCAGACCATCCGCATTCGATCGTATTAATGTACGTCGTCTCTTCCTTGTTCTTGAAAGAGCAATTAGTCGAGCAGCAGAGTCTGTACTCTTTGAATTCAACGACGAATTCACAAGAGCAGAATTTGTCAACATCGTTGAGCCAGTATTAAGAGAAGTAAAAGGTCGTAGAGGTATTACAGACTTCAGAGTCGTTTGTGACGAAACAAATAACACTGCAGCAGTAATTGACCGAAACCAATTTATCGCAAGTATCTTCATCAAGCCGGCTCGTTCTATCAACTTTGTCACTCTTAATTTTGTGGCTGTTAGGACTGGCGTCGACTTTGAAGAAGTCGTAGGCACAGTGTAAGGAGATAGAAAATGGCAGTATTAGGCGTAGATGATTTTAAGTCAAAGTTAAGAGGTGGTGGCGCTCGCCCCAATCTCTTTAAAGCAACAATCAACTTTCCAGCGTATGCAGGCGGAGATCCGGAATTAACTTCTTTCCTTTGTGAAACAGCTCAGTTACCTGGCTCTACAATGGGTACAATAATAGTACCTTTCAGAGGCAGACAGTTAAAGATAGCAGGTGATCGAACATTTGATGTTTGGACAGCTACTATTATTAACGACACTGACTTTGCTGTTAGAAATTCGATGGAAAGATGGATGAACGGTATTAACGCTCATTCAGCAAACACTGGATTAGCTTCTCCGATTGCGTATGAAGCTGATTTAAAGATAGAACAACTTGATAGAGCTGGAGAATCTGTAAAAGAATACATTTTTAGAGGTTCATATCCTACAGAACTTTCACCAATCGATGTAACTTATACAGCTACAGACGAAATTGAAAGATTTACGGTATCTTTTAACTATCAGTATTTCGATAGTTTAAATCCAGTCACAACATCTTAAATAAATAGTAGAGAAGGCTAGCTTAGGCCGGCCTTCTCTTTATAAAGGATTTTTAAATGGCAGAAAACGATAGAAGTATTAAATTATTTGGTTTTGAAATTAAAAGAGCTCCTACAGAAGATCCGAAGAAGAAGCCTTCAATCGTACCTGCGCGTGATGATGATGGTGCTGGTTATGTAACAGCATCTGGTACTCATTACGGACAGTATATTAATTTAGACGGTGATGATTCAAAAGATAACTATAGTATGATTATGAAATATCGAGGCGTATCAATGCATCCAGAAGTTGATGCTGCTGTTGAAGATATTGTAAATGAATCAATCGCTGGAAGTGAATTAGAACAACCGATAGATATTAATCTTGATAATTTAGAACAAGCAGATAAAATTAAAAAAACGATTAAAGAAGAATTTGATAACATAGTAGGAATGCTAAATTTCAATGAGCTTGGTCATGATATCTTTCGTCGATGGTATGTCGACGGAAGAATTTATCATCATCTTGTAGTCAATGAATCAAACCTCAAAGCTGGTATTCAAGAAATAAGACCAATCGATTCTGCAAAAATGCGAAAAGTCAAACAAGTCAAGAAAAAGAAAGATCCGGAAACAGGTGTACAGCTTATTGAAAAAATAGATGAGTATTACATATATCAAGAAAAACCCGGGTCATCACATCAAGGCGGTGTTAAACTTAGTTTAGATTCAGTTTCTTATTGCACATCAGGTTTACTTGATGAGTCACGCAAAAAAGTAGTTTCATATCTTCATAAAGCTTTGAAACCAATTAATCAATTAAGAATGATGGAAGACTCGCTTGTCATATATCGTATGGCACGTGCGCCAGAAAGACGTATATTCTATATTGATGTTGGTAACTTACCACGTGGTAAAGCAGAACAATACATGAAAGACATTATGGCAAGATATAGAAATAAACTTGTTTATGATGCACAAACTGGTCAAATACGTGATGATCGTAAACACCAATCGATGATTGAAGACTTTTGGTTGCCAAGACGTGAAGGTGGCAGAGGCACAGAAATAACATCATTACCAGGCGGTCAGAATCTTGGTGAGATAGAAGATATTATTTATTTTCAAAAGAGAATGTATCGCTCATTAAATGTTCCGATTAATCGCCTTGAACAAGAAGCGCAGTTTAGTCTAGGTAGATCTACAGAAATATCAAGAGATGAATTAAAATTTCAGAAATTTATTGATAGATTACGTCGTAGATTTGCACATTTATTTTATGATATTCTTCGAAAGCAATTAATACTTAAGGGTATTATTACTCAAGAAGATTGGGATACAATGAAGAATGATATTGTTATCGACTATGTTCGTGATAATCACTTTACAGAATTAAGAGATGCAGAGTTACTAAGAGAAAAAATCCAAACACTTGATCAAATCTCGAATTATGTCGGAGAATATTTTTCAAAAGAATGGATTCAGAAAAATGTGCTCATGCTTTCTGATGAAGACATTGAACAAATGAAAAAAGATATTGAAGGTGAATCAGGAGAAGAACCAGAAGAACAAGAAGAGCAGCCGGCTGCTCAAAGATTTGAATTAAAACCAGTTGCTCAGCAAGGAGAATAAATTATGAGTGAAACAGAAGTACAGGAAGTTGAAACAAATCCAATTCATGACTTAATACAACATGCTTTAAATCAAGATTTTAATAAAGCAAATGATACATTTGGTGAAATTATGTCTGTTAGAATGTCTGATCTTCTCGATCAAGAAAAAATTCGTATAGCAGATCAAATGTATAATGGAGCTGAAAATGATGAAGAGGAACCGGAACAACTCGACCTTGACTTGGACGACGTCGACTCTGAATCACCTGAAGAGCCAGCCGATGCTGAAGGTGGCGACGAGGAAGATGCAGGAGAGTATGACTATGAAACAGAAGATGAGTATGAAGAGGCCGAAGAAGACGAAGACGAAGATATTTAAAAGATGACAACTGCAAATTACAAAATTGCGCGCAGATTTTCGTATGTGATAAAAGCTGGAACTATAAATTTTAACGGTGAAATTCCAGATTCTTCAGTGGCTAACGTAGTGGTGCCAGCATATGATAGTGTTAACTCTTTAGTAATTGCAGATTCTTCGGTTTTATCCATGGGAGATATTGGTTATAGTTTGCTAGATAAAAATATTGCAGTTTGGAATGACAGTAGCAATGAGTGGTATTTAGTTGGAAGACATGTTGATGGAGCATTGACATAATGGCAAAAACAAGAGCAAGAGATTTAGCCACAGGATTAGGTAGAGCAATCGCTAATAGCACTATTACTGCTGCTGGTGCTTTTACGATTTCTGGTGGTAGAACAGTACAAAATTATTCTTTAGATAGCGCCGGAGCTTTATTGTTCGAATCAACGACCGGAAAAGTTTCTGGTGATATGGCATATCTTAAAAAACAAAATCAAATGTACGTATGGAATGATTCTGATAGTTCTTGGTTTAAAGTTCGAACTTCTTCTACTCCTCTTAACACGTTAAGTTTCTATCCTCTTGACGACACTGGTGGTGAATTTATTAATAAATCGCCGCCTGATTTTGTTACCGGAGCTGGATCTAGTGGTTGGGATAATGTCGGCCAAAATAGTGTAGCAGTTACAGCAAACGGTAGACAATTTTTTGTTCAAACTTCA